GTTGAAGGCAGTATCATTCCTTCCAATGGGAAATACCGTTTATCCTCAACAGCCATATACTCAGATTACTGAAGAGCAATATGAATCGTATATTGGTAAGTTAAAGCATATTGATTTTGCTGCTATTTACGACGGAGTAGATAATCTTGAAGCACAAGGCGAAGCCTATTGCACAACAGACTACTGCGAAATTAAAATAAACAAGTAGCCTTCTGTGGTAAAATAGACTTATAATGTCTACTCCATCGAACCTATATGCAGAAAAAATATTTAGTGAGCATCCAACTGCTTTGTGGGCACTTGATGATCCAGTAGACTATTTGTCATTAATCACAGAAAACCAAAGAAACATGGTTTCTTGGACAACCCCAATAAATGGATCAGTATCTTTGTATAGTGGGGTTTCTGATCAGCCATTTGTTTTAAGTTCAGTGTTTAAGATTAGAATGACAGAATATTCTGATAATTTAAACTATACAACACTTGTAAGTCCTGACATAACAAATTTTAGCAACCTTAGCAGCGATCTTGGAACATTTTCAATTGGCACATACATAAATTCAATAAGTCCATACATAGCAGAAGTTGCAATTGGGTTTGAATATAATAATTCATATACTGGAGAATTAATACAAAATATAAAGAACTATACAATGCAAATTTCAGACTCTTGGAACTTTGTTTCTGAAACATTTGATAGGCCAGATGATAATACAACCTTTAGAATTGTAATAAGGATTGGTGCGTATTCTGGGGGATCAGATTTAGACTACGACTTTTTGATAAACGGATTGACTGTAGGTCAGTGGTCAGAAGAATTTAACTCTTCATCACTTGGAATTTCTTCAATAACTTTGCCAAGCACGATATCAATTCTTGGCGGATCAAAAGGTTATTCTGCAAAAGCATATGGACTAGATGAAGACAATGGGTACTACATAATCAATAGCAATATATTAAGAGCAAGAAATAATGGAATACCTCTATGCTATGGATCTTCAAATCTTACATCTATATATCCAAATGGAGAACTTCCTTCTCTTATTATTCCTGGAAAAGGATTTTTAAATGAAGTTGGTAAATATCAAGACTACACTGCAGAATTTTGGCTAAGAGTTAATTCTGATTCAGTAAGTGAAAAAAGAATATTTGGACCAATTGCTTCAGATGATGGACTATACGTAAATGGTCCCTTTATAATGCTTAAGGTAAATAATAATATTCAGTCTCACTATGTTGGAGAATGGTATAGGCCAATGCTTATTGACATTCGAGTATTAAAAAATTCTGCATCTCTATTAATTAATGGAGAAGAAGTATTTTCTATGTCTTTCCAGACATCTGATTTAGTTTTTCCAGAAGAATATTCGGCTGATGATAAAAATCAAAACTGGCTAGGGTTTTGGTCTTATGAAGATGTTACTCCAATGGAACTTGATTGCTTTGCGCTATACTCGTACTCTGTTTCACAAATGCTTGCAAAAAGAAGGTTTGCATATGGACAAGCAGTTGAGTTTCCAGAAAACATAAATACATCATATAGCGGTTCATCTGTTTACATCGACTATCCATTTGCAGACTATACTAGTTCATACTCTTATCCAGATTTAGGAAACTGGAATCAAGGATATAGGGACAACCTATCGATTACTGGCACAACTTTGTCAAATACAGAATACAGTATTCCAGAGATTGTTCTAGACAATAAAACAGAAAAGCAGTTTTATTTAGATTGTTCCTCAGTTCAAAGTGAGTCTGAAAACTTTTTTGCAATTCAGCATAACAACTCTTCTCAAACAAATGGGTACATGCTTTTTAATAGATTTGAATATATACAAGATCCAGTTTATTCATTCTATGGAATATTTAAAAAAAGAAAGTCCGTATTAGAGAAAGAAACTCTTATTAGATTTCAGTCAGATCAATCAAATGACTACTTTGAAATATGTTTAGATGGTAATGAAATAAGTTATGAATTAAAATATAATGAATCTTTAGATGTTTTAGCAAAGTCTGTCTCTGTTCCAGTTGGAGAAAAGTTTATTGCTGGAATGAATATTCAAAAATTCGTAGAGTATCACGGAGGAAATGTTGCAACATTTTTTGGCAATAGGCAGTCGTTAAAGATATACCTTGGCGGAAATAAGTTAATGGAAAACACGTTTCATGGAAATATTTACAAGTTTGGGTTACTAACAGAAAGAAATTTTCAAGACATTTCTCAGTTATTTAATGAAGAAACTGGGCTTCCATTGCTTTTTGATGATGTTTTTGAAATATATTTAAGTTCAGACCTATCTCTTGCTGCAGACTCAGGCCTTCTTACGCAGTCTCAGGTTTGGGATTACTATATGGATGGCGGATCAAAAACATTACAAGAGTATTCCAATAGTCCAGATGACACAGAACTTTGGCCAGAAGAACTTCCTCCCATTGGAGACCATGTAGCAAGTTATACATTGTTTGCAACCACATTATTTGAAGAATATATTTTAGATGTTGCAGTTCAAGGATACTGGGAAGACAACCTTCCGCTAACATATCTTTCTCAGTATGTAACAGATAGCCGTGGGAAAAAATACTATGACTTAGATTTTATTCAATTTAACCTAAACTATCCAGCACCATCAAAATTTATTCAGGAATCAGTAGAGTCTGATTGGTCTTATGCAGAACTTCAAGAAAAGTTTTCTGTTCCGATTGTAAGAGAATATTCTTCATTGGATAATCATCTATTTACTGGATACGAAAACTACACAGATCTACAAAATAATTCTTTAAAAACATTTAGATATGATACATCAGATTCTTTGGTAAGATCTTATGTAACTTTTCAATACACAGAAACAGGCGCTTCGCAATCAGACTCATATTTTATATACAAAGAAAAAGCGTCAAAATATGGGGTAGTAGAACCAGGAGAAAACTGGATCAATACAAAGTATGAGGTTGTAAATAATATGCTTATATATCCTCCAAAAGATGCAGACATTCTTTCTTTGTCAATTGTTTATAGTTTAAATTTTGTGGTTCGTGGTCTTAGGTCTGGCAGAATTAAACTTAAGAATCTTCAGTTATGTTCACAAGCATTCAATGCAACCGAGCCAAATGCGGTAGGAACAAGATTTGGAAACAATATCTATCCTTATAAAAAACTAAACTATTACTACAATTATAAGTCAAGAAATCCATTTACAATTTACAAGGGTAGCACTCCATACTTATACCTCACAAGATTTAGCGGTATAGAGTTAAAAGATCAGTACGACCCAAAAACAAACAGAGGTTTGGCAATTCCAATTAATGAGTCAGAATCTGATAACTACAAAATATCATCAATTCAAATGGCTATAAGGTTTGATCAAGACTTTTTCCCTTACTCAGAAGTTCAAATATTTCAGATAGAGTCTAAAAATGAACTTATTAAGGTTTATATGAAAGCAAGCCAAAGAGATGGCAAGAGAGCAAAAATATATGCAGTTAATGCCTCTACTGGTCAAGTTGATAACGGTATATCTTTTTATCTTAATGGTAATGTAGTAAGAGAGCCACATATTTCTGTTAAAGAGTGGGCATTCCTTGGAATCAACTTTACTGGACTTTTAGATTTTCAAAATTCCGTAGGGTCTCTAAATCTAACAGGACCGCTGACATTTAATACCATATCTTACTATAAGTCTACACACCTACAAGAGATTCAGCAACGATCAACAAGGCCTTGGTTTAGGATCCTGGGAAACTTTAATAATGAAATTCCATGGGATTTCTGGAGAACTCCAACAATTAAGTGGAATGGTGTGCTTATTTTCTCAACAAAAAACTATTATGGTGTAGATCCTTCAGATGTTTATAAGAGTTATACTGGAACAGACAAGATAATTATCGACTCTGATAAGGTTTTTAGTATTACTGGGTACAAATATACCATCTATGGTGACGTAGAGTGGCAGCAATCAGTACTAGATGCCCTCTAATATGGTATACTTATGGTTATGAATATGGAAAACCCAAAGAAAAAGAAAAAAGCCTTGCCAAAAATGAAGGGGCAAGTGGGAGAATCCCGTGCAAGAATTATTGAAAAGCATTACGAGTGGGGCCTTTATGTTTATAAAAAGGCTAATGGAAAATGGTTTACAGATGGATCTGGCTCGGTTTTAAACATTGAGTCAATGAAGGGCGACATTCTTCAGATATCTAAACTTAAAGATGCAGCAAAATATTACGGGGATGAAGGAGATGGAGAATGCATCTTCGTACCAGGATTAACTAGAATCTCAGAAGAAGAATACTCTGAGCAAAAGCAAAGACTTTCAGAAGGACTTATCCCATCAATGAATGACCTTGGAGCAGTTCAGGCAGCCAAGGATACTATTGCAAAATATGGAAGTGATGACTAATGAGTGAAGATAGATCAGAGTTTATCAGAGTAAAAACAGACACACTTTTGCCAGAGGATGACACATTTGCAAGACAAGACCCATTCAATAAAACCTGGGATGAACTAAAAACATTAAATGGTTTGGATGCTAACTTTAAAAGAAGAACATCAAGAGTCACCAAGACAGATGCCTCACCAGCATACATGGACAATGCTAGAGCAGTTAATACAGGACTAGAAGGAGCAAAGTCTAAAGAGATTAACCCTGGGCTTATCTATCGTAACGGGTATGGTTTGTTTGATGTAATTACTCCACCATGGAATCTTTACGAACTAGCAAGTTATTATGACACATCATTTGCTAACCATGCAGCGATTGATGCCAAGGTAGAAAACATTGTTGGACTTGGATATGAGTTTAAGGTTTCTCCAAGAACAATGTTGAAACTAGAAGCATCAGAACAAAAAACTGCAGAAAATGCAAGGAAAAGAATTGAAAGAGCAAAAATAGAACTGCGTGATTGGCTTGAGTCTTTAAATAATGATGACTCTTTTACATCAACAATGGAAAAGGTTTACACTGATCTTCAGGCAACTGGAAATGGTTATCTTGAAATCGGTAGAACAGTTCGTGGTGATATAGGATATGTTGGTCACATCCCAGCAACCACAATGAGAGTTCGTAGACTTCGTGATGGTTTTGTGCAGGTAATTGCAAATAAGGTTGTCTACTTCCGTAACTTTGGTGCAACAAATCCAAACCCAGTATCAGATGATGCCAGACCAAATGAAATTATTCATTTTAAAGAATACTCTCCTCTAAATACTTTTTATGGAGTTCCAGATATTATCTCTGCCATCAATTCACTTTACGGTGACTCTCTTGCGTCACAATACAATATAGACTTCTTTTCAAACAAGGCAACCCCAAGATATGTTGTAACGCTAAAGGGAGCAAAGTTATCTGGAGAAGCAGAAGATAAAATGTTTAGATTTTTGCAAACTGGACTAAAAGGTCAAAACCACAGAACTCTTTACATCCCACTTCCTGCTGACACAGAAGGCAATAAGGTTGAGTTCAAGATGGAACCAATTGAGAATGGAATTCAAGAAGGATCTTTTGAAAGATATCGCAAGCAAAATCGTGATGATATCTTGGTAGCACACCAAGTACCACTATCAAAACTAGGTGGTTCAGATTCAGCAGCAATCGCAGCAGCACTCTCGCAAGATAGAACTTTTAAAGAGCAGGTAGCAAGACCAGCACAACGAGATCTTGAAAAAATGATTAACAAAGTTATAATGGAAAAAACAGATATTCTTCAATTTAAGTTTAATGAACTAACATTGACAGATGAAATAGCACAGTCTCAGATCCTTGAGCGATACATTAAGACACAGATCATGGTTCCTAATGAAGCAAGAGAGGTTTTGGGTCTTCCACAGAGAGACGGAGGAAATGAGCCCTTCCAGCCTAAGCCACAAGATACTGCAAACGATAATGCAGATCGAGCAAGGGATGGAGAAAGATTGAACAACCAGTCAGATGGATCTGCAACAGTTAGTGGCAGAAATCCAAAAGGCGAAGGTCGAGCATCTCAGTAATTGAGATATCGTAAAAAAGGGCTCTATAATATATACTAGCATGACTATCTCTAAAGCCCACTGGAATACAGACGGCGAAAATCTTCGCCTATCAATGCCACTTACTAAGGTGGATAAAGAAAGACGTACCGTTTCAGGCTTTGCTTCTTTAGACAATGTTGATAAGCAAGATGATATTGTAACAGCAGAAGCGTCACTAGATGCATTTGCTCGTTTTCGTGGTAACATCAGAGAAATGCATCAACCATCAGCAGTAGGAAAGATGGTTTCATTCAAAGAAGATAAGTATTTTGATCCAGAATCAAAAAAGTTCTACAAGGGTGTTTTTGTCTCTGCATATATTTCAAAAGGTGCACAGGATGCTTGGGAAAAGGTTCTAGATGGAACATATACAGGTTTTTCAATTGGCGGAAGAATGAACAAGTGGGATGATGCTTATGATGAGAAGTCAGATAAATCAATTAGAGTTATTAAGGAATACGATTTAGTAGAGTTGAGTCTTGTAGATTCCCCTGCGAATCAGTTTGCAAATATCATGTCCGTAGAGAAAGTTGATGGTATGAATGTCGTTAAAGGTGACGAAACAATTTTAGAAAATGTATTTTGGGATAAGCAATCAGGTTTGGTTATGCTATCACAGAATGAATCAGAAGTTAGCCCAACTTCAGGTGAACCAATGGCAAACATAGGGTTCGTTGAAAAGACGGATAATGAAAAAACAGAAATGATAAAATTCTTAGTTGATAGTGCTAAAGGCATTAATACTTCTAAGATTAACA